CTCAATATGCGTGTCGTGCCATGGGGCAAAGCGGATTCCAACCCCGTATGACAGAGTTCTATTCTTTGGGTGCGTGCAATAGTAAAAATGCGAGTAAACTATGAAATATAGCTAACTTACTCGCATTAATACTAAGATAGTATGTTAACAATTTACTACATTTTTTGTAGTTAATCGCCAATATATTATCCATGGGGGAGAAGCTAACTTGGTAGAAGCGTTCGCCTGAAAAGCGAAAGGAGTGAGATTCGATTTCCACCTGCCCCACAATGTATGGAAAAGAATAGACAATATGTTGTCTATAATGGAAATTATTTAGCAAAACAGACAAGATGTTGTCTATTAGTGGAAAGTATTTGATAAATTGATTTACGATAAACCCCAATTTCTGGGGTTTATCTCATACCAAAATATACCCTTTGGGGTGTAATGTATGATATATCAGTCAAATTATACCTTTTTGGGTATAATAACAATCAATGGGATGGTGTCCGAGCGGTCAAAGGTAGATGGTTACAACCCTGACGAACGTGGGTTCGAATCCCACCCCCCTCTCTATATTAAAATAAAGTTGTATCTTTGTACAACGTAAGGAATAATCCTTGCCTATATTTTAAACAAAACATACTTTTCAGCTATGCAAAAATTCTTATCCTTTCCAGTAACCAACGAACAAAATCAGTTGGTCGCAATTCAAAACATTGTTCTTATTGAACAAGCATCTACTACAAGCGTAACAATTTCTTACGAAGGTGGTCAAGTTGTAACAGTAACTCACGCCACAGCAGGTGCAGGTAACGAAACACAACGTGATGCAATCCAAAACGCAGTTCTAGCTTCATTATCACAGGCTTGGAACAGACCTTCATACGTTATAGGTGAGCGTTCTAACTTTTCATTACCATATGCAGTAAGTGCTATAACATCAGCATTTAATACTGCATCATTTGAAGCTGTTACTCAAATTCCCGTTACAGCCGATACTACTCTTACTGCAGACCAATCTGGTGCAACTATTCTTTTAGATGCTATCGGTGAAGATATTACTCTTCCTGCAAATAGTTTAATTTGGAAATTCAAGTTCCTCGTAACTGCGGATGTAATTACTACCCCGTGGAATATCATCGCTGCTACAGCCGATACTTTAGAAGGTAGCGTTACTGTTGATGGTGCTGCTGTTCCAGTAGCTAGTGCTGATTCTGTAAATTTTGTCCATACTGAGGCAACGCAAGGTGACTTCGTAGAAGTTGAATGTGATGGTACAAATGTTTATGTAAATGGTGTTGGTGAAGCTGCAGGTTCAATTACCGCAACTGGATAATCAATAACTAAACAACTGAAATTAAGAGGTATCCGAGTAAAAACGGTTGCCTCTTTTTTTATACCTTAGAATCTCGTTCAGCATTCATTTTCTTCATGAGTTTCCGATACATTTTGTCAGCATAACCTACTCCTTTAAATACAGGATTGTTATTTGGATTTTCTGGCATATGTTCTTCTTGAGAAAGTTTCTTGTAGATGGAATTGCAGATTCTCTTCGATTTAGTAGATAGTTCATACATCTTAGCCTGTTTCTTATAACCAACGTGTTCTCTCCAAACAACAATCAGTCCTTTGTCCACAAACTCTTTTAGTCGGGTCTTATCCCAACTAAGTAATCCTTCAAACGTTTTGAAATCTTGTCTTGAAAATAGTGGTTGGTCGTAGAGGTACAGCAACATTTCAATCTGTTCTGTAGACAATCCATATTTCCTGTGCGCCCAATACCTAACAACCCGCCAATATTTAAGATAAGTTGGCTTTGGACTTGTAAATTTTGTTATTGTATTGTTACTGGCATCACTCTTAGGTCTTTTATAAACAGTAACCCTTGGCATGATATTTGTATTTAATTATTTCTTCTTACGTCCACCTTCTCCTTTACGACCTCTATTGGTCTTGGTTTTGACGAACTTCTTTACAGCGTGGTCGTAATCCAACCCTTTAGTACTTTTACCAGAAGACTTGCGTTTTCTAACTGCCCTATTTGACTCAACTCTCTTTTTGACCTGTTCTGGTCTCTTATTGAGTTCAGTATCATAGGCTTTCTTTTTATCACGAGCAGCCTTGTTCTTTCTGTAGAATTTTGCACTTTTTGATAGACTCATTATTGTAAGTTATTAAGTTCTTGTTTGTATTTTTCAGCAGCTTCTAATTCATATTTAAAAAGACCCAGATGTTTTGCTTTCCCATTTATTCTTATTCTTGACACCCATTTTCCAGAGTTAGAATCCCAACTAACACCAACGTATTTGCTTGTTGTGTTTTTATGCCCCCTTGTAGTATTATCTCTGTGGGTCAACAGTCTTAGGTTTGTAACTTTATTATTCAATCTATTTTCATCAATATGGTCAACAACTAATCCATTATCGAGATTGTGACCGAGAAAAGCAATAGCAACTAGTTGATGAACATAAATCTGAACACCTAATCCATCTTTAAATATTGTAACTTTAGAATAACCGTTTGTTTGGGATTTCTTTAATAATTTAGGTTTACTTCTTTTTAATGACCTGACCTGACCTGTCCTTTGTCAGACACTTCATAATCTTCAAATATTCTTATCCACCTCATTGTTAATTAATTTTAGTAATTTTGTACAAAGTTAAACAAAAAATCCCTAATTAATGATGATAGACTTATCGCAATCTTTTTTCAGTAGGATTACTGAGGTTGCAGCAGGAGTAAAAACCTTCCTATATGGAATGTTTATATTTTTAGACTTAGACATAGACATAGTTAAAATATTAGCCATTTTAATGGCAATAGATACTGCCCTCGGTATTTTTAAATCGATTAAGTTAAAAAGGAAGATAAGTTTTAAAGTTCTTGTTTGGGGAATGATTACTAAAGTTTCTGTGCTTATTGTACCAATGGTATTAGCACTTGTAGCAAAAGCGTTAAGTTTTGACTTTAGTTGGTTCGTAAATGCAGTATTGAATATATTAGTATTGTCGGAGGCATTTTCAGCCATAACTAATATAATTGCAATCAAAGAAGGTAAAGATTTAGAAAACACAGACTTCATAACGAAGCTATTACAGGCAATACGCATGGGATTGAGTAATATTATAAATAAATTATTCCATGTAATTAATCCAGAAGATAAAAACAAAGAAAATGGCAAGTAAAGCAAACGCAAGATTAGCAGAGAGTGCTGTAAGAACATTAACCGAAGCTTTTGAGGTGAATGGTAATGAATTTGATAGCGGTAATTTCTATCTGAACATAGTTAGTGGAGCAGGAACACCAACAGCAGCATCAGCTACTATTACATTAGCATCGGCTTTAGCAGACGATACTGTAACTATAAATGGACTCGTCTACACAGCAGTAGCAGGTGCAAAAGCAAATAACACACAGTTTTCCATTGATACATCAGATACAGCAGCAGGTATTGATTTGGTGGATTCTATTGATAACGATGTAAGAACAGGCATCGCTGACTTTACAGCAGGTGAAACTACAGGTGTTGTAACAATTACTGCAGAAATCCTTATTCAAACTCCCGTAGAAGGAAATGTTATTACATTAGTATCCTCTAATGGAACACGTCTAGCAGTAACTGGTAGTGGAAGTTTAGCAGGTGGTGTTAATGGTGATACAATAACTCTAACTTTTGATGCATACGACCCTGCAAGTAAGACATGGGTAAATATTCTTACCTCAGCAGCTTTGTCAACTAATGCAACTACACAGTATCATATTGGTAAGTATGTTGCAACAGCAGCAAATGTATCGATTCAGAACTTCCTACCTAAAGTATTTAGAGTAGTTGCTACTAAAGCAAACGCATCGCCTGTTACTTATTCAATAGGAGCAACCTATTCAGACTAATGATTAAAAACGTCATCCTTGATTTTGGTCACGGTGGTGTTGACCAGAAAGGAGATTATACTACAGCACCAAACAAAATGCACAAGTTTCCAGATGGAACTATCGCCTATGAGGGAGTTCTTAATCGTCAGATTGGTGGACACATCTATACTTGTTTGCGTTCACATAGAGAATTAAATATTGTAACTACTGTTTGTGAGAACGACCCACGTGACCTTTCTCTAAGTTATAGGGTTAGGGTAGCCAACTCTTTTGACCCAAAAAGTACTATCTTTGTATCTGTACATTGCAATGCATCACCTAATCACAATGCAAGCGGTTTTGAACTGTATACAACCAAAGGTGTCACAAAGAGTGACGACCTAGCGGAGAGTATAGCTATTGCTGCTGAATATGCCTTAGAGAAGGAAAATGTTAGAACCCGATATGATTTATCCGATGGGGATAAAGATAAGGAAGCTGACTTTTACGTATTAAGAAAAACAAAATGCCCTGCAGTACTTTTAGAGTGTGGTTTTTTTGATTTCAGAAAGGATTTCGAATTATTATCAAACCCTCTCTTTCAAGGGGATTTAGGTTCGTTTATCTATACTGGAATTATAAACTACATAACTTCTGTAAATAAGCATTCTTAGCATCTTCTTCATCTGTGCAAGTGTAACAATAAAACATATGTCAAAAATTAACAATAAAGGAGCATACCCAATTGACAATCAATTAAGTCTTGATGACTTTCTAATTGGGTCTGATGCCGATAATTTAGATAGAACTAGAAACTACCTTCTTAGGGGTATTTTTTCTACGTTTAAAACTTCCCTTAATTTAGCTTCAATAGAGTATATCTTCGCAGGAGGTTCGAATCCAGAACTTGATGAAGAAGATGCAGGTTACTTTACAACCAACGGTGACAATACTTTAGCAGGTGCTGTGACCAGTATTAGAATAAATAAGGATGACCTCAACGGAATAGACCTTACTTCCTTGATTACAACCATAAGTGGAAACCTTTCTAGTTTCATGCTTGTACTTTATAAACCATCCGCTACAGGACAAATATTCTATTTTCAGGTAGACACTATCACAG